TAGAAATATAACGTGTTGAATTTGGATCTAATGTTAAATTATTCCAAGCTTCTAACACTACTTTATTATCAGTAATATCATTACCACGTCTAACTAATACATTAAATGTACCTGACCCAGTATTTGCATTTGTAATTTCCCAACGAATATTAGATACTGATCCTGAATTTAAGGCCCCATTAGATCCTAACATGTTAGAACCTGAGTTATTCATAAGGATTCCTTCTGAAATTGTTTCTAGGACAAAAGAAGATGCATTAGTTCCTCCACTATAATAAACTGTAGTTGAACCGGAAACATAATAATACAAATTTCCAGCAATACCTTGAGCTAAAGCAGTTACAGTCATATTAGGAGAAATAAATGATGCACTACTGTTAATAGTTGTATTTGTATAGAAGTTAGTTGGGTTTGAAGGAATAACACCTGAAGATGTAGCATTGTTGAATATATTTTGAACAGATGATCCTGATAATATTACGTTTACTCCATTAAATGAAGCTGTATATGCTTGAGTAACAGCATTCGTTAAATTAAGAACAGCTGATGCTGAAGTAATTCCTATTCCTGAGTTTATATCTTTAGTAATTGCTGAAGTGTAGGAACCACTTGCTACACGAGCAACTAATAATGAAGTTCCTCCATAGTTGAAATAATTAGCTGCGGCAATTGAAGTTAAATAAGAATATGATTGACCACCACTTACAAATGTATCACCAAATAATGTTACAAAATCTGAATAAGTGGTTACAAGGGTTGGTTTTTCAACAGGACCTTTAACTGTTGGGCCTATAATAGCAGCACCAGCTTGAATGGGTTGGCCAGTTAAAAAGGTGTTATCTAATTCACTGATTGCTACTCCAGGAGAAGTTGTAAAATTTGCCATTGTATTTTTTTATTATAAATATCTAAAATTTCCTTAAAATATACTATTAAGCAGGAAATGTTGCACCAGTAGGTAATATGTTGAAATCAAGTACAATAAATTCAGCTGTTCTTGTAGGTTGAAGATAAATTTGACCAATTAATTGGTTTTGATCTATAACACTTGGTGGGTTGTTATTTTCGTTTATTACTACTTTAAATGCAGTTAATCCTTGTTGTTGTTGTACTTGTGATAAATATGGATTAATCAATGATAATAAATTACTTCTAGTTATTGCATTATTTTGTTCAAACACAAATGTATCAGCTACTTGAGAAATATAATTTTTAAGTTCAATTAATAAGCGTCGTACATTTACACGATCTAAAGCACTTGCTTTTTTCTGTAATGTTTTTTGTCCAAATACTGTTATTGCAGATCCATTAGCAGTGGCAACATTTGCAATTGGGTTTACATTATTTTTATAAAGTAAATCTCTATTTCCTTGAGTTAATATACGTTCTGTTTTAATAACAGATGTCATTACTCCACGATTAATACCAGCAGGTGCAAACCAAGGATAAGCAATAGTATCATTTTGAGCATATACTCTTGGAATTAACGTTGTTGTAGGTACCCATACTTGATTAGATGTATTTGGATCTATTGTATATAGCCAAGGCCAATATGCTGCTGCATATGAAGTATCTTTTGTTTGTGCACTAGTAACTACTGGGTTAATGTTGGATCCGTATCCAACTAAGTCAAGAGTAACCATTGAGTCGCCTCTTTCTTGAACAGTAGTAATCATTTGATTTACTACAGTATTATGTAAAGGAAATTGAGATGGATCAGCAATTAAACCAGGAGCAACTAATAAATTATATCTAAATGCATCTTTATTTGCTAATAAAGAAATAGATTCGGTATAATCATTTGCAGTTAAACCTTGAATATTTGTATTTGAAATATTTTCATAATATGCTGCTGCCGTACCTGTAGGGATAATATTTCCTTTAGCGGCACCAAATACTCCACTTTGTGTGATAGGAATTGACCCAGTAAATTCATTTTTTGGATTTCCTATATTATCAAAATAATTTGGAGTAGTTTGATTTACTTGTTTTACACGAATATAAGCAGATTGATTTGCATAACTCCCAGACATTTGAATGTAGTATTCACCATTATCTTCTTGAATAGTTTCAACCTGGTTTCCAATTACTTTTTCAATATAATTAGAAGCATATGGATCTAATGAAAGTGGCCCCCAAGTTTCTAAAATAGACTGTTGAATACTTGAATCATTTCCTTGTCTAATAACAAGAGAAAAAGTTCCATTATTTGTATCTGGGGAAGTAATTTGCCATCTATAATTTTCAGATGAACCACTTAATAAGGTATCATTTGAACCAGTAGGGCCAACACTATTCATAATAATACCTTCAGATAATGTTTCTAATACAAAAACATTAGTATTATAAGGTGAACCGGATGGGTGGGCAGAAGCAGAAATAAATGAAGATGTTGCAGGAGTCCAATCAGTTAAGGTACTACCGCTTACTACACGGGTAATTAATAATGTATTTCCACCTCCCGCAAAATAATTATATGCTGTAACGGAAGTTAAAAAAGTATAGGTGTTACTTCCGCTAAGGAAAGTAGCACCAAACTTATTTAAATAATCACTATATGTAGTTACAATAGTAGGGATTCCTACTTTACCTTTTACGGTTGGTCCAATGATAGCAGCACCTGCTTGTACAGGTTGTTGAGTTACAAATGATTGGTCGTTTTCTATTACTAATACACCAGGTGATACAATTGTTTCTGCCATTGCAAATAAATTATTTTATTATAAATATGGTGTATTTTGATCTAGATTACTCTAATGTAGTAATCTCACCAGTTTCTGGGTCAATATTAACTCGACCATATTTTTCGGATACCGATTGGGTAAATTCTTGTTCTTTAGTAGTTAAATCAGATAAAAATTGTTGGGCTCGTTTGTAGCGATTTTCTACCTGAAGTTTAATGAGTTCGATTTCTCCAAATTCATTAATTAATCGACGAGTACTAATTTGGATTTCTTTTAAAGTTGTTTGTTCTTCTTCTGTTAAAAACTTGGTTTCTGTAACTATTGACATATCTTATAATTTGTTAATAAATATTATACTTTTTCAATAACTTGCGGGATATCAAACATTTCTTCTAAGCTATAATAAGGACATTCATGAGTAATACCTTCAAATGAATAGTCAAACAAATACGAATCAATTAATTTAGTTGTATCTGTTGGTTTATTTGCTATAATATTATCGTGTATAGAATATCCAAAATTAATAGGAGAAGTTCCAATCCAAAATACAGTAGATTTTAAATTTAAAGCAGCAGCAGCATGTTGCAAACAAGAATCAATTAGTATACGTTTATCACTTACTGCTAATAGTGCAAATAAATCCATTGCAGACATAGGTTGATCTAAAATTTCAGCACCTGGGAGTTTTAAAGAGGTTGGTTTACATATTTGGATGATATGATGAGTTTCTTGATGTTTTTGAATAATTTGTAAAGCCATACTATAAGGCAAATCACGTGCCCAAGAATACTCTTGCTGTACATTTAAAGGTCCCCCATTTGTTTGAATCAATAAAATAGGTTTTTCTCGTTGCCATTGTAAAGAATTTCGTTGTTGAACAAAATTAAAATTCAAAACTGGAGTTTGAAACTCATATTTTAAATTCATAAGTTTACACCAATTAGCAATTACATGTTTGTGTTTTAAAATATGATTTGTTTCAAAATATGGTTCGTGTTTAAAAATAAGCGTATCTTTATCTTTGATATAATCATCATAGAAATACTGTGTAGAACCTAATTTATAAACGCGATAAACTGCAGGGAGATTTAAAAACACCTCTGGGTATGATGCTACAATTACTGGTTTTCTATCAGGATATTTTTCAGTTAATGATTTTACTAAAGCAGTAGCGGCTACATTTTTTCCTAAACCACCTTCAACATGCCAAACTATATATTTTTCTTCCATAATTTTTTATTTCCTATTTTAATATATTTGTACCAAATTCGTTCGTGAAAAAAGTAAATGGTTGGTTTTAGTAAAAGCTCCCCTACCCCCAATAATGAAGATAGTTCTAAAGATACACCTAAAGAATAAGCAACAAGTACTGTTGTTAAAGTACCTAAAATACGATAGGAAAATGTTTTTAGTATGTGACGTGTTATTGCCGATTTTTTATCTTCTTTCATAACTTACCTTCTTTGCGCATTTGTTCTCGTACTTTTGTAGCAGATATTTCAGCTACTTTTACGGGAGGGATATGCTCAATAATATCATAACCCACTCCTCTACCAAACTCCACTGAACATACGTCAGGGATGATACTAACTTTAACTCGGCCTTGACCGCATAATTCTTTGTATTCGTTTCCAATGTTTTTAAGTACTTCTTGGGCATCAAATGGGTTTGATTCAGTTGTTTCTACATCTCGGATTGCAATCCAAACATTTTTTCCTTCGTCTAAAGCTTGTTGAAATAGTGCTTTATGTCCATCATGTAAAGGCTGCCAACGCCCAATAAACAAAGCGTATTGGTTTGGTTTAGATTGTAGGGATGATTGTACGTGTACTTTCTTGGTCCAATTTTGCATAACTTTTTATTTTATTTAAACATTCTTCTACTAAGATATTTGTAGTATCTAGATTGAGATAATTTTCTGTTGGTGGTTGATAGTTTTCAACATGAAAATTTTCTCGTCCTCGTATTTCAGTGGTGTGAACATAAAATTCTTTGATTGAGTCTCCAAGTTTTGTTTTAAACTCTTCACGTTGGTCTAAATAAGGAGATACTAAAGATACAACTACATTGCATTCTTTATTGTGTAAAAAATGTGCTAAATGTTGAGCTAATTCAATATTTTTACGGCGACCTGCCTCGCTATAATCTTTATTATCGAATATAGCGCGCAGATCATCTCCGTCAATATGAAAAGTATTGTCTAGTTTTTGCTTTAAAGCAGTTGCTAAAACCGTTTTGCCGTGTCCCGGTTGGCCTGTAAACCAATAAATCATAACTATTTAAATTTTATATTAAGCACAATATGCTTTTGCTGCAGTAATGCAAGTATTAATATCATCTACTTGTTGTTCTGTACATCCTTCTGCAAACCAGTCTTTATTGATCATAAGTTCAAGATGTTGATAATTACGTTCTACGTTATCTTTTTTTTGGTCTATTGCAGGTTCAAGGATTACTCGATTGATTAAGGCAACTGAATCAAAAGCTGCACTAATGTGTTTTTGGACTTGTTCTGGTGTTGGGGTTTTCATTTTTATTTATTTATTTTATTTATAAATATTAAATATAATTAAAAGATTTAAAGTACCAATCATAATGTTGACGTAAACGATTACAATTTTCTTTACCTAAAATTTCTATATAATCATTTTTAACAGGTTTTACTTTAGGTTGAATTGTATGGTCTCCAAAAATACCATGAATAATATCATTTTCCTGAGTTAATTGTTCAACATTGTTAAAATCATGTTGAAAATAAGGTAATCCTAAATACTCGTATATTTTTTCTAATTCAGATTCTGGATCTGAGGTTAAGTCTTCAAAACGAATAAATAAAATATTTTGATGTTGTCCTTGCTGAATTACTTCAGATAACCATTCTAAAGAAGGACCAATAGGAGGAGCAACTGAAAAATGATCAATACGGGAAGTTGTAGTCATATTTTTTAACTCAGCTCCATTTATAATCATAGAATCTTTATCGGGGTTTTTACGATAATTTTTTTCCATTGATGCAAATATAGCTCGCAAATCACGAACCATAACAATTGTTTTTGGTGTTTCACCTTCAAAAAATTCAATAAAGTTTTGATGTCCTAACCATCCTCTACTTTTTTCTATTACATAAGGACGATCAGTTATACCTTCAAAAAAACCATACAAACCAGTTTTACAGAAATTTTTAAATCCTGCTTTCATTACCTCTTGGTCTTGTGCTTTAAATGCATCACCTGTTGTATAAACGGTTCTTGCATTTAATAAAAATTCAATAACACCAGAAGTTGGTGTTGAATAAATATCCGGATTTTGCATTAAAATATTTTGAATCAAAGTTGATCCTGCTCTTGGGAGAGATGCGTTATAAAATATTTTTTTTACCATAACTATAATATAATAACAAATTTATAAATTTCCAAATGTTTTTTTAAGCTAATAATATTTTTTGAAGAGTTCCATTAATTCTAATTTGCCATGTTTTTGTTGAAGTACAAGTTTCAGTTGTTACTGTACCTAATGGAGTACCTGTACTACCAACAATAAATTGACAGTTACCAGTTGAACAAGCATCTTTACCTAAAATTACTGAGAATGATCCTGTAAATTGTGTATTGTAACCAATACCAATGTTATGACTTCCTGTTGTTGCTGTGTTAAGACAAAATGAGTGTTGACCTATTGCTATGTTATTACTTCCCGAAACATTATAACGTAATGAACTATTACCAAAAGCAATATTATTAGATCCTGTTGTATTACAATATAAAGCAAATCGTCCAATAGCTGTGTTGGAGTTGCCTGTTGTGTTATTTCGTAAAGCACGGAAACCAATTGCTGTGTTGTAACCGCCTGTTGTATTATTTTGTAAAGCACGGAAACCAATTGCTGTATTGGAGTAGCCTGTTGTATTGTATTGTAAAGCTTGTCTTCCAATTGCTGTGTTGTTGTTGCCTGTTGTATTGCAGTATAAAGCACGATATCCAATTGCTGTGTTGTAGTTGCCTGTTGTGTTATTTAGTAAAGCACGGAAACCAATTGCTGTGTTGGAGCCACCTGTTGTATTGCTTCGTAAAACATTTTGTCCAATTGCTGTGTTGTAGTTGCCTGTTGTATTGGATTGTAAAGCTTGTAATCCAATTGCTGTGTTGTTTTGGCCTGTTGTGTTGTATTGTAAAGCACCTAATCCAATTGCTGTGTTGTTTACCCCAGTACTATATGTGTAAGTATATGTGTTTGGATCATATATCTTTTGACCTCTCAAGGCATATATTCCAATTGCAATATTATAATTTGCTTTAAAATATCTTAAAGCTTGATATCCAATTGCTGTGTTGGAGTTGCCTGTTGTATTACTTGCTAAAGCAACTAGTCCAATTGCTGTGTTGTTTTGGCCTGTTGTATTGGATTGTAAAGCTTGTCTTCCAATTGCTGTGTTGTGATTGCCGTATACATTAAAATATAAAGCACCTAATCCAATTGCTGTGTTGTAACCGCCTGTTGTATTGCTTAGTAAAGCACGATATCCAATTGCTGTGTTGGAGTTGCCTGTTGTATTGTATTGTAAAGCTTGTGTTCCAATTGCTGTGTTGGATTCGCCTGTAGCAGAACTACTAAATGCAGTTGTAGCACCAATTGAAACATTTGTAGAAACGTTTCCGTTTCCTAAACTAATAAATAAATCATTAATTGTACCGTTTGAGCCACTAGTCGAAATGGAACCAGTAACACCTAAAGATCCTGTAATTTGAGCTGAGCCTGTAAATGGGAAAGCTGAACCGCCACCACCGGAGGAATTAACAGTTACTGCACCTGTTCCTCCTGCAGGAGAAATAGTTACGTTAGTACCTGCAATTATTTGAGTTACACCTCCATTTAAAGCAAATGAAGAAGTTAACGCATAAGAAGCGGTAGTAGCTGTTAAAGCACTTCCTGAGAGAGAACCTGTAAAACCTGATGTAGCAGTTACAGATGTAAGGGCTGCACTAGAGCCCGATAAAATGACTTTTTTCCAACTTGGCATTTATATGTTTATTATGGTTGGTTACACCGAATATGCGGTGCCCACTTCCCTTTTGGGCCTATAATACGGCAATAAATATATTATGATTTTTTTCTAGTAGATACTTTTGTTGCTTCATGTTGAACAATCTGTTGAAGACCCAATATTTTTGATTCTTCTTCAGCTTTTAACATTCGAGTAATTTCTTCTAATTCTTGTTCTAGTTTAATTTGAATAGAAGCACAAAATTTTGCATCACGTCCTTGAATTGGAATAGTTTCTAGCGCTTGTCTAAGAAAATTTAACTCAGCATGAGAAAAATCAATGGCAAATATATTCATAACTTAATTATTTAGTTTGTTCTATGTATTGATTTTGGAGTTTGATAATTAAATTATACAAAGGTTCAATATCTTCTCCAAGGAAAGTTGTACGTTTAATCATAGAAAGCAAAATTTCTATTTCCTTAGCCGATAATTGGTTAGGGGATAGAGGTTGAATTTTTTTATTTTCATCACTAGTAACGTGACCTGCACTAAAAGACATAACTAGTTTTTTAATTTTATTAAGAGTAGATAAAAATATCTCCTGTTGATGTATTAACATGTATATTACCAAAACCGTTAGAAGCACCACCATAAATTGGAGCTGCTGATGGGTTAGATCCTGCTGTCTCTGTTGTAGTAATAAATGCCGCGGCTGTGTATGTAGGTGAATTTGCATTAAATGATGAAGTGAAACCCCAACGATTAACTGCATTATCATAACCATATAATTCACCTACATTTTGGGTAGCTTGTTGAATAACAATACCACCATCTCCTGTTGTATTTGAACCAGAAGCAAATAATACAAATCTGTCAGCAACTTCTAAATTAGTTGTTTGTTGGAATGATGCAGTGCCTTGTACTGTTAAATTACCTGTAATTACTTCATTACCAGTTACTGTTAATGTAGTGCCATCAAATGTTAAGTTTGATTCACCATTTATTGAACCACCACCAGTTGCAGTTAATACTCTATTATCAGTGTTATTTGTAACATTATTTGCAATGCTTCCTACAGTTAAAGCAAATGAAGCTGAAGTAGCATTAGTTGCTAAACTTGAAGTACCTAATAATGAACCTGTAAATGAAGTAGATGAGATAGAGGTAATACCTGTAATGGTAGATGCTAAAGTTAAACTATCTGTACCTTCAACTGATAAATTAGTACCTGCTAAGTCAGTTAATAAGTTACCGTAAGTAATAAATTTGTTAGTACCATCATTGATAAAGAATTGATCAGCAGATGCTAAATCAGTTTTAGCGGTAGTTGGGAAGATTGCAGTTGCAGTAACTCCCGACAATTGGGAACCATCACCTTTAAATGATCCAGTAAATGAACCAGTTAATGCTGATGAAGCTCCTGTTAATTGTAATGAAGTAGCACCTGTAATTGTAGTGCCATTATCTGTTAAAGATGAATTTGCAAATGCTGTGCCTGTCCATTTAGTAACATTATTAGTACTTAAAGCAGATGCACCACTTACTGCTACTGTTGCTGTAGTAGCACCATCATAAGTAAATGCAGTAATACCAGTACCTTGGGTTAAGTCTGGTAAGTTAGTTGTACCAACAAAGTTACCTTGAAACGAACCACTAAATGAACCAGAATGTACTAAGTTAGTAGCTCCTGTTGTTGCTACGATGTTTCCGGTACCGTTAATTGCTGTTGTAGATAAGTTACTCGAACCACCCCCAATTACTACTTGACCTGAGGTTAGGTTGTCTACTTGTAAAGCTGCTAAATTCGCTGTACTGCCCGAGACGATGACTTTTTTCCAAGTTGCCATATTATTTTCTTATTTTTTTATTTTATTATACATATATTATTTTTAATCAAGACCAACATAAAATGATGCAGATGTAAAATAAATAGCACCATTTGGAGCAAGATATGTAGGTTCTTGAGATTGAGTAGAAAATATAACAATTCCACTTTGAGATACTGTTAAAACAGGTATATTATTTTGGGTAATAAGAAATATATTTTGCCCAACATCTACACTAGCAGAAATACTACCTGTAGAAATTCTAAATAGAGTACTATTCCCTTCAGCATTTAAAGCATAAGAGGCAGTTAATGCGTATGATGCACTTATTGCATTTGAAATAACTCCCGTTACAGCCCCTTGAAATGAACCGCTAAACGATCCTGAAATAGTATATGATCCGGATGCTAACTGGGAGGGTTTAATTATTGCCATTATCTACCTTGTAATGCGTATGCTTTTTTATAGTTTTTACTTGATTTAATCTTACTTGTTTTTGACTTTGCATGAATACCTGGTCTTTTTTTACGAGGCTTTTTCATGAATGAAATTGCAGTTTGTGCTTTTGCTTTTGCCATTTTAAAAATTATTAATTACTAAACTTACCTATTGCTACTACTTCATCTCCTGCACTAAAACTATATCCTAATTCTACAGGATTAATTACAAGTGTTGTAATTCCTCCACTTTCAGTAAAAGAAACAATTGCTGCATTTTCAATTAAAGTACCATTACAAAATATAGAAAAATTATTTAATGAAGTTGCTGGGAGTCCTGCAGGGGCTGCTAACCAACCACTAGCAAATGTTATTATAGTTGGATCTACATAAGTTCCTAGTTTTTGTATATTGGTATTTAAATATTGAAGCACAGCAGGGTCTATATAATTTACTACAAGTTGTTGGTCATCTATAAATATAGGAGAAAGTTTTTTACTTGGTGGTTTAAATTCTAACATGTTATTAACCGTTTCTAATCCAATAATTACTTGTGCTTTACTATTATATTTTTTAATAGCAGTTACATCTTTTTGAATTGTATCAGGAACAATATAACCAAATAATTTAATAGTAAATGTGCCTTTTATAATACGATTTGTATTATCAGATACCTCGATTGCGGTAGAATAGGAATCAATTGAGGCTTTAAATTTAAAACGTTCCGGATCTCCCCAGTATGAATCAGAAGCATAATTAATTGCTTCAATTATTTTGTTCATCTGCTCAACATAATACGTTTGAATTGCACATGAATACGTTAAATTAACGTAATCAGGTACTACATTGACAACGAATTGCTCTACAGGGATTCGGTTTGTTAATACGTTAAAATTCGAATAAGCATTTTTTGGGTTATATGTTTTTACCCATGAAGTATACAAATTTGGATGATTAGCATCTAATTTGTTTGTCAATGAACGATTTTTATCCATTGTATCTCGTTTGAACATAATTAACGGAGCCATAATAGCACCATTTT